GGAGTCGCGGGATTCGCGATACTTCACCCCGAAGGGGTTCATTTGATCGTGTACGCCGATGGCTTTTCCGGCCCGCACATCGGCATCGTAAGTGAATGCCGTTGTGCCGGTGCTGCTACGATAATCTTCACGTGCATCGTAATCGTCGCGGGAGAATGATGTTCCGCCCATAATGTTGTTTTGTCCTTGCTGGTTAGAGAGTGAGTTTGAGGTAACGTGGCTTTCCGAATTCCTCTTGAGCCAATTTGCCCCATTTGTCTTGCACGTCCCAAGCGCTTTGCGGACGTGCTTTCGCTGAATCGGCCAGACACCAATCGAGCAATGGTTTGAAACGGGCGGGAATGACTTCTGCCGTGTTCCGAACCATCATTGCCCACATGTAAATGTCCGTCGCCGGGGTCGGTTTGTCCTTGCGTAAAACTTCCCGTGGATACCACGACTTGTAGTTCTTGGCGATGGCGGGAATGTTTGTCAACGCCGCTGCATCAACAGAATAGCACCAGTCCACCAACATCAAAGTATGCGACAGCGGCCCGTACATCAGGTGTGGCGGGACGATGGCACCGTGGACGATTCCGTTACTGTGGACGAATCCCAAGGCGGACAGGAGCCGGTTTGTCATCCAGACGACGTGCCGCATGTCCAGCTTCCCTTTGATCGCAGTGATCTGTTCGAGCGACACCATTGGTTCGAAGCCGCCTTCCCGGAGTTCGGATTCGGCTACATTGAGCACGACGGCGCGTCGATTGGACGCTTTGAAACTGTCAATGACTTGGGGGATGTAGTGTTTGAATTTGTCGGAGCGGGTGTCGCCTTGTAGTTTTTTGAGGGCGGCGATTTCCCGGTCCATCAGATCGTTGTCGCCGTGGGACCGGGCGATCTTCAGGACGGCGCGTTTGTGTGTGCTGGAAGTGATTTGATAAAGGTCTGCGATGTCGCCGCCGGTGATCGGGTGTTCGATGATCCACTTTCCGAAGACGACGGGAGCGGCGGGCGCGGCCTTGCCGTTGAGACTGGCATACATCTGACTGAGTTTGGCGAATGCATCGTTGGCCCGCTTTTGCATCGCGGCGGGTTGCGTTGCCAATTTGTCCGGGTGACAGAGTTGCGCTAAGATCCGGTACGTTTTTTCAGGGTCGGCACCAAACAGAACAGATGCCGTGGTCGCATTTTCAATGTGTCGAATTGCGGAGACGGCATCTGTGTAGGGTGCGGGAGCGGAACCAGCCTTCATATGCCACTATCATACCCTAGTTCTGTGAAATGCCCAAGAGTTTATTCAGGCATTTTTGCGTCAGCGACTTGTTTGGGTTGAACGAGCATTGAGCCGACCGGGGCGTTGTCGATTTGCAGCATGGCGCGCCGCACCTTTTCCGGGTAGGCACGGCTGGCCGGATTATATGTCCGCATCGCCGCGACGAATGTTTTGGACTTGTACCAGCGGGCGGTCCCTAAAGCATCTCCGACGATTTGGATAGATTGCTCCGCGCTGGTGAACTTTTTGTTCCCGGATGCCCATCCGAACAGATTGTTATGGCGCATGGATTTGCCCGCGCTGGACTCTACAATCGCCAACGCCGGAAGAAGCCGCCAGTCCAATCCTTTCTGATCTGCGATGTCAATGAAAACCGGCGCAAGATGTGCCACCGGGCTATGGTATGCGCGCAAGTACTCTTCCAGACGCACGATGCGCGCGTCTGCATTTTGTGCATTCAAGAACCAACTGAAAACAAAAATAGCCAACAGAAGCCGAAATAGCTTCATGGTTCAGAACCTCCGTTCAAAAAGTTTTTGAGCCTTTTTGCCGGGTGCCTTTGTGTGGGATGTGGTCTAGGGAATTGACCCGTGTGGTTAAGGCAACCAACTTGGCGACTCTGCCGTGTTTTGTCAAGCCGTTCTTATGCCATTTCAGCCGTCGTGCTTCCGTGGCTTCTTCCGGCCATCCATTAACGTTTCATCGTTGCGTTCGTGTCTCCTTTTCCTGATGGTAGGTCTGGTCTGTCTATCTAATTTAGCATACTTCGCCGGTGGTGTGGGGATCTGGAACACCTTACAAACGCTAAATAACGGCGTGTCAATTACATACAACGCAAACGCAAATTTGAAGGCGCGCGGAGTAGAGGTCGAGTACACACCACAGCAGATTCAGGAGTACGTTCGGTGTGCGAAGGACCCGATCTACTTCATCGCCAACTACGTGAAGATCATCAATCTTGACAAGGGTTTGGTGCCATTTGAACCTTTCCCGTATCAGCAACGCCTGATCGAAACACTGGTCAAGAATCGATTCGTGGTTGCCAAGCCGTTGTCTACCAATACTCCTGTTCCGACCGCGAATGGGATGAAAACGATGGGCGATATCGTGCCCGGTGATTACGTGCTAACGCCCGATGGAAACCTTGCGCTGGTTAGTGAAGTGACGGAGCCACGTCTGTCTGAAACCGCCTATCGTATCCATTTCGACAACGGTGAATTTATCGATGCTGACGGCGATCATCTATGGGCCGTTGAACAAAATACATGGCCTGAAGCAAGAGAATGTACCACAACCGAAATCTACGATCATGTTGTTTCTGGCGGCAAAACACTACGGATTCCATTAAGTAAGCCTTGGAATCTGCCGAAGCAAAGTCAAGTCTTGGACCCGTATCTCTTCGGTTATTGGCTTGGGGATGGGGATTCTGGTGGTGGTCGCTTCACGGTTCATCAAGATGATTTGTCGGCATTCATCCAAAACCTACATGGGATGGAATATACAGTCGCACCACATTCGACCAACTCAAATACGACCCGCGTTACTGTTCAAGGTATTCGCACGTCTCTGCGGGCGCTAGGCGTGCTAGAAAACAAACACATTCCTCACGAATACTTGTTCGGTTCAGTCGAACAGCGGTTAGCTCTATTGCAAGGATTGATGGATTCGGACGGAACGGTATCGTCGAGTAATTGTTCATTCTCTCAATCGAAGAAGCATATCGTTGAGCAAGTTCGCTTGCTACTGACTAGTTTGGGGATTCAATCTTTTGTGAACGATTGTCCTGAAACGAATAGCTGGAAGATCAATTTCAAAACATCGTTGCCCGTTTTTAGACTTGCGCGCAAGCAAGCAAAACAGGATTTTTCGGTTTCTTACCCATACCACTACATCAAATCGGTAGAGCGTATTGATCCGCTAATGGTCCGATGTCTCATGATCGATACGAAAGACCATTTGTTCTTGTGTGGTAACACTGGCATCGTCACACACAATTGCCCGCGTCAGTGCGGTAAATCTACCACACTGATCGCTTTTCTTCTTCACCAAATCCTCTTCACACCGGAACTGTCGGTCGCGATCTTGGCAAACAAGCAAACGACTGCCCGCGAACTTTTGAGCCGGTTAAAGCTGGCCTATGAACATCTTCCCAAGTGGCTTCAGCAAGGGGTCGTCGAATGGAACAAGAGTTCGATCCTTCTGGAGAACAACAGCAAGGTGATCGCATCTGCCACGTCGTCCAGTGCTATCCGTGGTCTGTCGATCAACATGTTGTTGTTGGATGAGTTCGCTTTCTTGCCAAACAACATCGCCGATGAGTTCTTCACTTCAGTGTATCCGACAATTTCGTCCGGTGAGAACACCAAGATTTTCATCGTCAGCACGCCGAAAGGGATGAACCTGTTTCATTCGATCTGGCAGAAAGCCGCGACGGGGCAGAACCAATATGTTCCGTTCGGGGTCCACTGGTCAGACTGGCCGGGACACGATGACGCTTGGCGGGAAAAGACCATCGCGAACATGGGCGCGGATGGAGAGAAGAAATTCCAGCAAGAATATGAATGCGAATTTCTCGGTTCCACAAACACGCTGATCGCTGATTGGAAATTGGCGACGTTGACGGATATGAGTCCGATTTCGAGCCGGGAAGGTGTGGATGTCTTCTATGGACCGGAGAAGGACCACACGTACATCATCTGTGTGGACGTGTCGAAAGGCGATGGCGGGGACTACCATGCGGCGGTCGTCGTGGACGTGACAGCTTATCCATACAAGATGGTCGCCAAGTGGCGGACGAACATGATGTCACCCCTTCGGGTGCCGGACATGATCCTGTTGCTGGCGAATGCCTATAACGAAGCCTTCGTGTTGATCGAATCGAACAACAATGGCGGCGACGTGGCGCGGGCACTCCGCGACGATCTGGAGTATGAAAACATCCTGATGACCACCCGCCGGGCCGGTTTGGGTCAGATCATCGGTGGCGGATTCGGTACGTCCGTCAAGTTGGGCGTCGAAATGGACCGGAAGGTCAAGGCGGTCGGGTGCTCGAACCTGAAAGCGTTGATCGAATCTGACAAGTTGTTGATCTGTGACAAAGACACGATTGATGAATTGCGCCGGTTCGTGTCGGTCAAGAGTTCCTATCAGGCGGAACCGGGATCGCATGACGATTTGGTCATGTGTTTGGTTTCGTTCGCATGGCTCATCAATCAGCGGTACTTCAAGGACCTGATGGATCAGGATATTCAAGCCGCCCTTCGAGCCGAACAAGATCAGTTGATCGAAGAGGATGTGATGCCGTTTGGGTTTTACGACGACGGACGGCCCCAACCGCCGCCCGTGGAACGGTTTGTCGTCTAAGTAGACCGGCAAAAGCGGCGGGAAACCTAAATATCAATTGACGAACAAGTCTCTTCAAGTTCTAGGAGAAAAAGGCAATGGCACAATTCCTCTCACCCGGTATTAACGCTACAGAAATCGACCTGACGACAATCATCCCGGCGGTATCCACATCGACCGGCGCGATTGCGGGTCCGTTTCGGTGGGGTCCGGTTCAAGAGCGCACGTTGGTTGACAGTGAACTGACGTTGCGTGATTACTTTGGCACCCCCGACAATCTGTGCGCTGAAACGTGGTTTACAGCATCTAGCTTCCTTGCATACACGAATTCTCTGTATGTCGTCCGTGCAATTTCGACGACGGGATTGACTCCCCACAAGAATTCGACGGCGGATGGAGCCGGTATCCTCATCAAGAATCGCGATCACTACCTTGGGCAGTATGCTTCTGGTCAGGGCGCGGTTGGTATGTGGGCCGCGCGCTACCCCGGTACGCTTGGCAACAGCATTCGTGTGTCGGTCGCTGACGTAAACAGCTTCGATACATGGGCATACAAAGACAATTTTGACGGCATCCCCGGCACTTCCAAGTCGGTCGCTGACAACGGCGGCACGAACGATGAAGTTCACGTTGTTGTCGTGGACAAGGACGGCAAGCTGACTGGCGTGGCTGGTACGGTTCTTGAACGGTATCCGTTCTTGAGCAAGGCGGCGCTGGCTAAGACTGAAGACGGTTCTTCGCAGTACTACGCTGAAGTCATCAACCGCAAGAGCCGCTGGATCTGGTGGATGGATCACCCGACTTCCTCGAATTGGGGCGGTCCTCTGAGCAACGCATTCACGACTTTGGACACAGTGTTGACGCTGAACACTCCGTCTGGCACGTTCCAAGTCGGGGAGACTGTTCGCTACGCCATCAATGTGACGGTGGTTTCGCCGGGTTCCGGTGCAACGGCCACTGCCAACTTGAACGCGGGCGCGGTTGACACGATCACGGTGACCGCTCCGGGTACGCTCTACAGCGGCGCTCCGATTGTTACGATCACTGGTGACGGTACCGGCGCTACGGCGACGGCTACGGTTTCTGGTGGCGGCGTCACTGCGATTGCGGTCACTTCGGGCGGTTCCGGTTACACGAACGCTACGGTGACGATCACCCCGGCTGGTTCGGGTGCAACGGTTTCGCCGGTGCTGGACGCTGACACGGGCGCGATCTTGTCGATTGCGGTCACGTCGGGCGGTTCTGGTTACACGGGCGCGCCGAACATTGTTATCACGGGACCCGGTACCGGCGCTACGGCTACGGCCACGATTTCGACCGGCGCGGTTACGGCTGTCGCTGTGACGAACGGTGGATCGAACTACTTGCCGGTTGAAGGTAAGGTGCTGAACTGGACCACTCCGACCCTGAAGATCAAGCCGACCAAGAAGGCATTCGTGAACGGATCAGTTCCGGTTGGTTTGACTTCGACTGCGACTGGCACGGTTTCGGCTGTGACCGGTGGCGTGCTTACCTACAACTTGGCCGGTGGTGTGGACGACAATGCGAACGTGACGACTCAAGAGTACATCTTGGGTTACGAAGAGTTCCGGTCGGTCGAAGAAGTGGACATCAGCTTGGTCCTTGGTGGCCCGGCGAACTCCACGGTGGCGATGAAGCTGATTGACATCTGCGAATTCCGCAAGGATTGTATCGTGTTGCTCAGCCCGCCGCGTGTGGCAGTTGTCAACAACTTCGGTCACGAAGTCGATGACATCATTGCATTCCGCAACCTGTTGCCGTCCACGTCTTACGGCGTGATCGACAGCGGATGGAAGGAAATGTATGACGTGTACAACGACGTGTACCGTTGGGTCCCGTTGAACGGCGACGTGGCTGGCCTTTGCGCCCGCACCGACGACGAACGCGACGCTTGGTGGTCGCCCGCCGGTTACAACCGGGGCATCATGAAGAACGTCGTTCGCTTGGCGTTCAACCCGAAGAAGGCTTACCGCGATCAACTTTATCAGAACGGCATCAACAGTGTCATGACTGAGCGTGGTCAGGGTACGCTGTTGTTCGGCGACAAGACGATGTTGACGAAGCCGTCCGCGTTCGACCGTATCAATGTCCGCCGCTTGTTCATTGTGCTCCGCAAGGCGATCACACGCGCTGCGAAGTACACCCTGTTCGAGTTCAACGACGACTTCACCCGCGCACAGTTCGTGGCGATGGTGGAACCGTACTTGCGCGACGTTCAGGGACGCCGTGGTATCTACGCCTTCCGCGTGGTCTGCGACGGCACGAACAACACACCGGAAGTCATCGACAGCAACCGCTTCGTTGGCGATATCTACATCAAGCCCGCCCGGTCGATCAACTACATTCAGTTGAACTTCATCGCGGTGCGCACGGGTGTTGACTTCTCCGAAGTTGTCGGCAAGTTCTAAGCCCTAAACCTGAAAGAGAGACGAAAACCGCCGGGGAGTAACCCCGGCGGTTTTCTTTTTGACTAGTTCTTCGATGAATAAGTTGTACACTCATCAAAGACGGAAAACTGGTTTCTAGCCGGTGCAATCCAAAATGGCTCTTGAAAAATGCTCCCGACCAGTGGAAGGCAATACGTTGTCCAGTTTGTCAGATTCGCCCGGTCCCTTTCCGAAAGGTTGGGTATGCGGCGACGTGCGGCGAACGAGCATGTATCAAAACCCAATCTGAACACATCCCCGTCGCTGAGCCGATCCAAAAAGAAATTCGCGAAAAGCTGTTATCGAAAGTGTGGTTGAAGGATCAGCTTGCCGCGAAAGGCGCGACGAAGATCGCGGCGGACCTTCATGTTCCCGTGCCAGTCGTGCTCAATTACGCCATTCGGTTCGATTTGGAAGTGCAACAGGAAGCCGAACAGGGAGTGGGGAAGGGATAGGGTCACGAAAGTCAGCGGTGCGTTGCTAAATACAAAGCGAAGAATCTCTTTCAGGAGAAGGATAAACACCATGGCTTTTAACGTTCAAGAATTTCGCGCGCAATTTCAGTATGGCGGCGCACGCAAGAATCTCTTCAAATGCCTCATCACCTTCCCCGCATTTGTGCCCGGTGGTACGGCGGCGGGATCGAAGGCCGAATTCATGTGCAAAGCAGCACAGATGCCCGGCCAGCAGATTGGCAGCATTGAAGTCGGGTACTTTGGTCGGAAGTTGAAGGTGCCGGGCGACCGCACGTTCGAAGAGTTGTCGATCACGATCATCAATGATGAAGACTTTTTGATCCGCAAGGCGTTCGAAGAGTGGTCGAATGGTCTAAACGCTCACATCTTGAACGTTCGTCGTCAGGATGCGCTCGAAACCAACAGCTACCAGTCGGACTTGACCTTGGTTCACTATGACAAGACTGGTCAGGAAAACAAGCGATACAAGTTCGTCGGTGTTTGGCCGTCGCAAGTCAATTCCATCGATCTAGGATGGGAAGACAACGACAACATTTCGGAAACGCCGGTAACGCTTCAGTACCAGTGGTGGCAGTCCGACACGACCGACTAATCGGCGTGACAACTCAACAGTTTTAGCTGACGTACCACGTGTACGAACAGTGACGGTTCCGTCTGTAGAGCATGGGCGGTACCAGCGAAGATGGCCCGGCCTAGCCGGGCCGTTTTCTTTTCACCATCCGTAATCGGATTGGGGACCAGCATTTCGCAGGAAGATATCCATTTTCCGGTGCCATGCATGATTCATCGGGCGATGCCACCGCATGCGCATTGCAATGACCATCAGGACCCACCAGAACCGATATCGGATCGTGTCTATTCTCCCCATCCTAACTTCTCTCTGAGCACGTCGAAGTAGGGCATGTGGCGTGGCTGAATGAGGTTGATGATCTTGGAACTGATCTGGCAGACGACTTCGTTGTTGCGGTCGATTTCCGCGACATCCCGGCCATCCACGTACAGTTTCGACTGATCCGATACGATGACGATTTCGACGGTATCCGGGACGACCACGGGACGGAACGTGAGCGTGTGGGGACAGATCGGCGTGATGGTCATTGCCTTGAGCGTGGGATAGATGATTGGCCCGCCCGCCGCCAATGAATATGCTGTTGATCCTGTGGGAGTGGAAATGATGATGCCGTCCGCCCGGTATTGCGCAACCGGTTGTCGGTCAATGCTCAGATTGAACGACAGGGTGCGACCGGAATCCGCCGCCTTGATGACCACATCATTCATCGCTTCGAAGGACATCGCTTCAACGCCGAAGCGTTTGATCCGGGCACCCATGAAGGTGCGTTCCAGCGTGTCGTAGTCGTCTTTCAGGACCCGCTGGACCGTCTGGATCATCTTGTCGGATGTCGTGGTAGTCAGGAAGCCTAGATTGCCAAGGTTCACGGCCAGCACGGGCACATTGGCGGGGATCTTCTGTGCGTTCGTCAACAGCGTGCCGTCGCCGCCCAACACGATGGCCGCATTCGCCCCGGTACAGATGTCGTAGGGAATCGGGAATTGACGACCACCGACGTATCCGGCGGCATATTCATCCAATCGGTATTCGACACCATCGGCGTCCAGTTGTTCGAGCAACGACGATATCACAGTCCTCACAGACGGATCTGTGATGTTGGGGCGCGCAAAGATCGCAACAAGCATGGCTCATCATACCACGATGCCGACTTGTATGTCAAACACCAGCATTTATGGGACCTTGCAAAACGTCGTCCTAAATAAATTGCGATATGGCATTGAAATTGTTTGGATTCAGGATCGGGCGCGACCGGCGCAACAAGACGCAAGAACGCCGGTCTTTCGTTCCGCCTGAGAATCAGGACGGCGCGATTCTTGTTGAATCCGGCGGCATGTTCGGCACATTCGTTGACATGGACGGATCTGTCCGCAACGAAGCCGAACTCATCACTCGATATCGCGACATGTCGATTCAACCGGAGATTGACACGGCTATTCGACACATCGTCAATGAAGCCATCGTGGTCGAAGAGAACCAGAGCAGTATGTCGCTGGTGCTGGACAAGCTGGACTACGCCGAAAACGTCAAAGATCAGATTCGTGAAGAATACGAAACGATCATGAATCTGTTGAACTTCAACAATGAAGGTCAAGACATTTTCCGTCGTTGGTACATCGATGGACGGTTGCACTATCACATCCTCATCGACCCGAAGAATCCGCGCGAAGGTATCAAAGAACTCCGGTACATTGACCCGCGCAAGATCCACAAAGTCAATACCATTGAGCGCGCGATGACCAGCACGAACGTGGAAGTCATCACGGACATGCAAGAGTACTACATCTTTAACGAAATGGGGATTGACTACACCAACGCGGGGCAAGGTGGAGCAATTATTGCGCCGGACGCGATTGCGTATGCTCACTCCGGGATCATTGACCACAACTCACAGATCATTCTGAGCCATCTGCATAAGGCCATCAAGCCGCTGAACCAGCTTCGCATGATGGAAGACGCCACGGTCATCTATCGTATGAGCCGCGCGCCGGAACGTCGGGCCTTCTATATCGACGTTGGTAACTTGCCGAAGACGAAGGCCGAACAGTATCTTCGCGACATCATGAACCAGTACCGGAACAAGATCGTTTACGACGCTCAGACCGGTGAAATTCGGGATGACAAGAAGTTCCTTTCGATGATGGAAGACTTCTGGCTTCCCCGCCGTGACGGTAGCCGGGGAACGGAAATCCAGACGCTACAAGGCGGCGCGAATCTGTCGGAACTGGCGGACGTGGAGTACTTCCAAATGAAGCTCTATCAGGCGCTCAATGTGCCGGTGAGCCGTTTGAAGCCCGACACCGGTTTCAGTTTGGGCCGGTCGGCTGAAGTGACCCGTGACGAAATTTCGTTCGGCAAATTCGTGGCGGCAATGCGCAACAAGTTCACGATGTTGATGGACACGTTGCTGAGCCGTCAATTGATGCTGAAGGGCATCATCGCCTATGAAGATTGGGACTACATCAAGCAAAAAATCTTTTACTCGTTCCTCAAAGACACGTACTTCAGCGAATTGAAGGAAATGGAAATCATGCGGGAACGCTTCAATTTCGCCCGTGATTTGGGGGTTCAGGAGTTCGTCGGTACCTATGTGTCGAACATGTGGATTCGGCAGAACATCTTGCAACAGACCGAAGATGTCATCAAAAACGAAGATCGTCAGATCGCTGAAGAGAAAGCTAAAGGCGAAGGACAGCCCGGTATGGGAGACGATATGTCCGGTGGTGATATGGGCGACGCAGACATGGGTGGCGATGCTGACCTGACTGGTGATGAAGGTGGTGATCTTCCGCCCGATGAAGACGACGAAGGTGACGGCACTGAGCCGGAAGAAGACGAAGAAGATACGGTCGAATTCACTGACAAGGAACGTGCCGCTATCACCAAGGCCGCGCGCCAATCCGGGTTAGATCCGAAAGAAGTGATGGGCACATTCACTGACATTCTGAGCGGCGATGGTGACATCGGCGAACTCAGTGACGAAGAGAAGGAAAACATCGAAAAGGCAGCAAAGGAAGCTGGCGTCGATGTGAAGACGGTTATGAAGACGCTCAATGATTTGGGCGGCGACACCGAAGAAGAGGACGAAGAACCCACGGCAGAATCGCGGATTCGGTTTCGGACCCAATTAGAAAAGCTGTGGGAATAAACACACATATGAGCAACGAACGTTTTGGCGGCTCTCTAGTCGCACCCTATCGGACTGAAGAGTCGCAACATACACCATCGGGCACACCGACGCCCGATCCGGCAGATGGACGATTTGGCGGCACCCTTGCGGCCATCTATGCGCCGCCGGTGGAAGAACCGAAAGTTGAGGATTTTGTCCAACCGGCAGTTTTGCCGAATATCGGCACGGAAGTGGAGACACTGCCGGAACCGGTGGTTGAACCAGAGCCGGAACCGGCTGTGGAAGAAATTTTCCAACCCGAAGAAGGTGAAGATGTCGAAGGTTTCGATGTTCTTCATCACGTGGAAGATGAGCACATCCCGAATGACTCTAAGCACTTCCACGGAAAGAACAAAAAGCGCCGCTAAAGCGGTTCACGGCTAAATACTGCATTAGCAAGAGGATTCCACCACAATGAACATCATCACTGCCATTCGAGAAGGACGGCTCTTTGACGCGAACGAATTGATCCGCGAAGGATTGAACCGTTCTATGCTTTCCGCGATCTATTCAAACTGCCCCACGGTCATGAAGGAAGCCTACGGCGGGCCGGGCGCTGGCGTCATTCCCGAAGACGAAATTGAGTACGTCGAAGAATGCGACGACATGGACGACGTTGCCGAAGGTGTCAAGCACGGTTTTAAGGGAGTTCTTGAAAAGCCCGGTAAGGGTAAGGGGAGCAAGAACGGAAAGATCAAAACCTACTCCCCTTTTTTCGACACTAAGTCGGAAGCTGAAAAGTGGGTCAATGACCACAAGTCGGAAGGATCTGCGTGGGTGATTCCCGCTGGTGAAATCTCCGATGATGTGGAGACGGATGATGATGATATTGTCGCAGAGGGTTTTCAAGGAGTCCTAGACAAACGACACGATAATCCCTCTCAAGGCAAGTACGGAACGACCAAGACTTATTCGCGCGTGTTCTCTGACAAGAGTGATGCTCAACAGTGGGCCGATGCCCGCAAGTCACAGGGTAAGACGTGGGTCAAGCCTGTGAATGAATCCATCCAGCTAGATGAAGCACGTGACAAGGCCGGGTGGCAAGCATACATCGGTCGCCTGAACGCATCCGTCGTTGAGAAGCAACACCAGATCGCCGGTGCCCGCCAGCGCGTCGCTGACTTGCGCCGCAAGAAGGCCAAGCCGGAAAGCATCGCCAAGGCGAATGAAGCCATTGCGAAGAAGCAAGCCGGTTTGGGCAATTTGAAGAAGCGCGTTGCCGAAGCACAGAAGAAGTATCAGGAATGGCTGAAGAAGGAAGCGGAAAAGGCAAAGAAGGCCCGTGAAAAGGCAGCAAAGGCCCGCAAGACCGCCGCGAAGAAGCCCACCACAGTCAAGAAGTAACAGGACAGGAGTCCAGTGAAACCCAAGGTAAATCGGCTCATTGAGCAAGAACTATTTCGGCGCGCCGCAATTCTAGTTGAGGCGCGCCGCATCACCTTGGCTGAACACCTGTTGATTGAGAAAGGCCCGGAAGATGATGGTGGCGAAGACGACGAAAAGAAAGCCAAGCTGAAAGCCATCAAGCAACAGATCCGTGATCTGATTCAACAGGCCGAAGACGCCGGTGACGAAGGCGACGAAAAGACCAACGAAAAGCTCTTGAAGCGGGCAGAAGATTTGGCGAAGGCCAATGGTCTGAAGTTGAACGACATCAAAGCCAAGGTGAAGCCGACTCCTAAGCCCGAACCGGACGACGAAGAGGAACCAGAGCCGAAGGATGGCGATGGGGACGATGAAGACGAACCGGAACCGAAGAAAACGGCGGTTGGTGGCGTAGCAGACAAAGCCGATGATGAAGACCAAGACGACTACACCGGCTTCAATAACTACGATGACGACGATGAAGATGCGCCACCGATGCCTAAAGACGGCACAGCCGACGACGACATCAAGAAGGGCGAAGTCACCTACAAGATTGCCGGGAAGAAACCCGGTGAATTTGAAATCAAGGCAATTCCTTCGCAGTGGTTCCAACAGTGGTTAGAGCGTGAGAAGTTCGGCCCGGCGGAATTGAAAGCGAAGCTGGCAAATGCTCAACACACGTCGCGGGAATTGACGCCGCCGCGAACCGACGACCGGGACAAGTTAAACAATTTCCGGGAACGGCAGTCCGGCTATCAGAACAAGATCAAGGCCATCCAGAATGTTCTTCGGTCTTTGCAAAAGGTCCACAACAAAGACATCGACGATCACAACAAGAAACAAGAGCGCCGCAAGGATCGGATCAATACCTTGGTGGACACGCTTTCAGACGGAAACCCGCTGATGAAAGTGATTGTTG